GGTAGCTAAATATGAAGATAATAGTGTAATTAAATATGGAGAAATATCAGAAGGTTCTATATTAAACACTAAAATGGAGATATTTACTTTTTCTGAAAAAGAAGACATGATTAATTTTATAGAAAAAAACGGAGGAATTTACATAGAAACAGAAATATAAAATTAACAAACCCCAAAATAATGAATTTACTTTTTCTTAAAGAATATATAGGCATAATAATAACGGCTTTAATCGGTTCAATTGGTACTTTATTCGCTTTTTTTACTGGCAAAAAAAAAAGAGAATCCAATGCAAATATTGAAATTGGCAAAGCTTACATGCAGTTAGCCGAACAAGCAAAGGAATCTATTACAGCCATGAGGAATGAAGTTTCTGAAATAAAAGAAGAAAACATAAAACAGCGATCTGATATGCGCTTACTTCAAAAAGAAATTGGTAAATTACACAGTGAAAATATAAGGCTTCAAAAAATGCTAAATAATATTGAAAAAGAAAACAAAATTTTAAAATTAAAATTAAATAAATAAATTATGAAAACAATTGAGCAAAGATTAGATTTATTAGAAAGCAAATTATTAACGCCAAAAGATTTTCCGGTTCGTGAATACCTTAATTACGGTAGTCATTCGGTAGTCACAAAATCAGATAGGGAATTAATTTTAGAGGAGTTTGAGCAATTAAGCACGGCAGAACAACAACAAAATTTATCTATTTTATGGGCCTTACAGCCTTATAGAACTGATGCTGGTTTTGCTTTCTTTATCACTTGCGGTAAGCGTACCAAAAGGCATGAGTTAAGCAAAAAGAGAAGCGGAGAAAGTGTTCATTTGTGGGGCGCCGTAGATATCACTACACAAAGTCAAGATCAAATAATTTATCTAGCCAATTTCTTTAAAAATAAATGGATTGGCGGATATAAACACTACCAAAGCCAACATTTTATTCACATTGATATTTCAAATAACAGAACATGGTAGATCCAAAACCTAGCTACAAAGAAAAAAACGGAACAACTAGGGTTGGAGACACCCTTAGGTGGTTGGTTGAGCAAGGTAGAGAGGTGGCTCCGGAGCTTTTAGAAATTGCAGGTAGCTTAACAGGCGTAAAAGCTTTAAGCGAATTAGGAGCTAAAATAAGCGGTTCAAATGAACTTTCTGAAACGGATAAAAAAATGTTATTGGCTCAGATAGAAATGGACAAAGAAGATATGATTAATATTTCTAATCGTTGGAAATACGACATGCAATCGGATTCTTTTTTGAGTAAAAATATACGTCCAATTTGTTTAGGCTTCTTAACTTTAGCAATGACATTATTTATTATTTTTGATAGCTTAAATATAAATTTTAATATAGATCCTGTTTGGGTTGACCTTTTAAAAACATTACTTGTAACTGTTTACCTTGCTTATTTTGGAAGCCGTGGAGTTGAAAAGTTTAAAAAGATTACGAAGGATTAGCAATAAAAAAAATAAAACTATCAAAAAAACTTATAATAAAAAAATAATCGTTAATATTGTAATATGAATTTTCAACTAGCCAAAGAGATTTACGGATTGACGCCATTTTGCGTTGATTCTTTTACGTTACCAGCCATGCTTTCAGTTTTAAGCGATGTAAAGAACGGAATCAAATTTGACACTCTTAAAGATATTAAAAACGATTCTTTTGACATTGTATTTAATAGTGAAGATCGGTTAATTAGGAGGACTTATGAATTAGAAAACCAAGACGAATTTAACGGTGTTGGAATTGTAAAAATAAACGGACCTATTTTAATGGGCGGAGGTGCTTCGACTTTAGGAATGTTAGACGTTTCTAAAAACGTTTTATCAATGGCAAAAGATAAACGTGTTAAGGGATTTATTTTTGACATGGATTCTGGTGGAGGCTCAACCGCAGCCGTTGAAATAATGGTTGATACCATTAACGAAGTTAAGGCGATGGGAAAACCCGTTTATGTTTTAATTTCTAAAGGAGGAACACTAGCCAGTGCCGCTTATGGGATAGCGTCCGCCGCTGATGGGATTTATTACCAAAGTGATATGTCCATGGTCGGAAGCCTTGGGACAATGCTACAAACCGAAGGAAGAGCCGCAAACAGCGAAAAGGACGGCGTTAAATATATTAGATTGTATGCAACCAAATCAGTGTTTAAAAACAAGCCAATTGAGGAAGCTTTAAATAATGATAATTACACTCTTTTAGTTAATGAGCTTCTGAATCCAGTTAATGAAAGGTTTATTTCTACATTACAGGCAAACAGACCTAAATTAACAAGCGATCAACTCAACGGAGATGCTATATTTGCGAAAGACGACACAGGTATTTACCTAGATGGTAAATCAACAATGGAAGATTTATTTCAAAAAATAATAACAAATACTAACATTACAAATACCAATATTAATTTTAATTCAAACATCACAATGACAACACAGGAACTAAAACAAGCGCATCCAGAACTCTTTAGCGAAGTTCTTGGAATGGGTGTTAATCAAGAATCCGAAAGAGTTCAGAGCTGGTTGGCTCACAATGAAACCGACTCAAAAGCGGTAATGGAAGGAATCGAAAGCGGTTTGGAAATTTCAAGCTCACAAAGGGAAAAATTGCTAGTTAAATCTAGCAAAATTAAAACAGTTGAGCAAATGCAAGATGAATCCATAAAGGATTTTCAAACGGGAGAATCAACTCTTGATGCTGGACTTTCCGATGAACAAAAGGAACTAAACTCAGCATTTAACTTTAAACTCAAATAAATTATGAGCATAAACGCAACACAAAGAAATGCAACCAACAACCAATCAACGGTTGATTTCGTACGACAAAATTTATTCCTATATGGCGCTAGATTTGCCAAGGGAGTTTTAGTTAACAACTTAGACCCAGCGGCGTCTCAAAACGCCACAACAGGTCAGTTGGTTGTTAGAGACACCGGTACGGCTGGTCAAGTTGAATTAGCAACCGCAAGTAATTTAGCCGACGTGATAGGTATTACTTTCATGAATGATAAAACTTTAGCCTCAGGTGCGACCGCTGCTATTGATTACGCTATCAGTGGGGATATTGACGGTACTCTTTTACAACTACCAACAAGTGTAACGCTTGATACCGTTGTAGGAAACAAGGCTTTAAGAGACGTATTAAACGATTTAGGATTTGTGATATTCGCAGTCCAAGAACAAACTAAAATAGACAACTAATGGCGATCACAATTCAGAATCACACAAAAACGATTGCCAGTAAGGTAGTCGGAACTTTTGTTGAAGATAAACCAGTTTTAGCAGGATTTTCAGGATTCTTTCCTAGAGAAACAGCAATGACTTTGGAAGTAGATTTAGAGGTTCAACGGGATAACGATAGCATAGCCGTAGACGTTCGAAGATTTACGGAAGGGAATAAAAATAAATTCAGCATTGTTACTGAAAAGAAATTTCAACCTCCATATTTTCGTGAGGAATATGACTTTCAAAACGACGAAGTGTATATGTCAACTATTGCTTTAGGGGTTGGATTGGAAAATTCAAATGTTAACGCAATTATCGCTCAAAATGCGCTTAAAAATATTCGTAAAATGCGATCTAAAATTGAAAGATCAATTAGAAAGCAACAAGCGGATGTAATGCAAACAGGAATTGTTGAGCTAATTAACGGGGATTCAATTGACTATAAAAGAAAGGCGGCTTCAATGGTTGATTTAGGGGCTGATCAATACTTTAACAAGGCTACTGCTGATCCTTTAGCTAGTCTAAAAAACGCAGGTACTTTTTTAAGAGATGTTGGAGCAAGCGCCTCAACCACATTAAATATGGTAATGCGTGGAGAAGGTTTATCCGCTTTGCTAACTAATCCAAATTTTAAATCAGAAGCCGACAACAGACGTATTAACCGTGCTGATGTACAATCTCCAGAATTTAACAACGTTACTGGTTTTGCATTTCATGGTCAAGTAGACGCTGGAGATTTTAATATCAATCTTTGGACTTATAATCAGAAATACACAAAAGCAGACGGAACCACTGCTTATTACCTAGACGCAAATAAAGCAGTATTTATTCCAGATGATTTTATGGCCAAAACTGTTTTCGGAGGATTACCTAACATGGTAGATCGCCAAATAGGTGGCGAGAACGCATCAATGCCTTCTATCACGGAAGCTGAGTTTCTTTTGCGAGCTTATTCAGATTCTAAAACGATGAGTTCAACTCTTGAAATCACATCTGCTCCATTGGCAATGCCAATAACAATAGATAGAATCTATACAGCTCAGGTACTCGCTTAGTAAAAGCGAAGTTATAATTTAACGGCGGCGTAAAAACCGCCTTAATAAAAAGAAAAATGAAACAGTACAAAATTAAAACTTTTAAGCATCTTTTGGCAAATAACAAAATTGCCGTAAAGGGCGAAATTGTAAATGAATCAAAATTTGTAAACGTCACAGAAAGCCTTAAAGGAGGTTTTGTTGAAGAGGTAAAAAAAGAGCCAAAGGATCAGAAAAAACCTAAACCAGATAAGAAATAAACAATGAGCGGAAATCTATTAACAAAAGCCAGAAGGGACGCCAAAAAAATTATGAAGGGCGGGTTTAGTGAAAAAATCACTTTAATTCATCCAGTTAGCGGCTTAACTATCGAAACTGATGGTCTAGCTTCTAAGCACCATATAAATTTTGATTCTGATGGTTTGCCAGTTAATAGTAAAAATGCTCATGTTTGTTTAGATGAAGCCGATTTGTTAAGTAAAAATTATGACCCTCGGGATAATAACAATGAGGTTAATTTGTTGAATCACTTAGTTAATGTAAAAGATTCAACAGGTAATTTAAGAAATTACGTTATTACCGAAAACTTTCCAGACGAAACTTTAGGAATGATAACTTGTATTTTAGGAGATTATGGCACTGATTAACACTATTATTGGACCTTCGGGAACTGAGTTAATAAAGCATCAAATTGCTGCTATTTTAAAGACCGAACTAGAAAATCAAAAAGTATTACAAGAAGATACTTTTCCGATTAATGTTTTCGTTGATCGAATGGTTCCAATTGATAAGAGCGAAATATTAGTCATTAATGTAAGGTTTGAAAGCTTAAATCCAGAATCAATAAATCAACACGGATCACAAGAAAACGCCACATTTACCGTAGACACTTGGGCGGTTGCAAAACAAACCTCAACAAAAAGAGGGGACTTGCTAAGCACGAATT